ATTAATATTTGCATTACTTGGTCCCGACATTTCTGGTCTGGGCTGACTATTAACAGATGAACGCGAATCAACGCTTACGCCTGTTTCTCTGAACATAGTAGAACCAATATTATCATTCGATGTAAAAGTCATACCAGGTCTTTGTGGGGGTGCTTGGTCGCGAGTTTTAACCGACACTGGTGGTGGATGATTTGTTCCTGGTCTATTTTGCTGTAATAATTCACTGGCAAATGACATGCCCGGTGCCTTTTCTTTCATAGAACTAACAGTTGCATCTGTGAACATCCGCATCAATTCTGGTGACTGTCTAATAACATCATTGAACCCGGGTGCAGCTGTGGATAATGCTTTATTACTAAAATGAACGACACTCGCGCTAAAACCTAGGCGAAGTAGAAGACTTAGTTCTGGACTCATTTTACCCCCCTTGTATTTCGTATGTAACTCCTCAAATATTTCATTATAACTATCGATATCCTCTCCGATGGATTCGCCCCAACCATCGAGAGACACACCAAATGGGTCGAACATCGAATTACCATATTCGATTGTATTTACCATTGTAATAAGCCAATTCTGCTGAATCTTTACAGAATCTCGCTTATGTTTATCGTCCAATGCTCCCTCGTATTCATCTTCAATTTCATCATAATTCGACTCCATAGTAAGTTTGGACATGTTTTTAATGATTCCCCTTTCGTGCCACTCATCTAAATGTTTTAACATCATGCGTTTTTTTCGTCGCTTCTCTCTATCAGTAATATTATTTGTCGATGACGAAGGTTTACTATCACCACCCAATTTTGTAAATCCATCCCATGTCTTACTGCGCGTTCCCATAGTTTCGGCAGTAGAAGAACCCAATTTAGAATCGTTAGCAGTTACGTGTTCTACATTTTTATCTTCGTTCATACCAAATAGAGATTTGGCAAATCCTCCAAAAGAATGGTTGGTCTCTACCTTTTTCACCTCATGATTTGTATCCGTTCGAATATTAACAGATGAAAGGTCGTTCAATTCTTCTTCTAGTCTGTCTAATTCGCCTAAATCAATCTTCGTTTTTGTTGTATCATTCGCCTTTTTGTCATTCATTAATAACTCCATCCCCTCTCCGAGACTACTCGAAGTTACTGTATCGCCGATTGAAATGTTAATGTGTTCTAAATCGTTCAAGTTAATTTCTTCCATAGTCTATTATTATTACATAAAATTTATGTTTAAGTTCTACGCAATATTAATAATATTATGTTTATTTAGATACCATAAACCTTGTAAAAAAGCGTCAGCCATATCGTCTATTTTTTTATGTTCTAATACATGGTGTTTCCAAGAACTGAATATCGGGTTCTCTATAATACGCTTAGTGTGAAATACTGCATCCATCTTATGTTGTTTATAATTAGAGTCCAGTGAATTATGTTCTTTTTCAAAACCTTTCAATTTATTAGAAGATGATAAAAATTCAATTTGTATTGTCTCATGTCTCATTATAAAATACTGAGCTAGCATTCCTTGTATTGATTTCATGCGATTCGCTATGGGTGATATCTGGTTCTCTATAATAACACAGTCAACTTGTGAAAAATCAACGATATCAAATTCGGTTTTGATGTTTTGTCCAATAGTTATAAGATCGATATTGGATGCATTCTGTTTCGTCTTTTTAATTGGTTTCAATGAATGCTCATCAAAGTATTCAAACATTTGTTTAATGATACATTTCTTCGTGTTCCCTGGTGTAATATTATATGATAAAGCCATATGTTTCAATTCGTCCGTTTTCATTTTGTTTAATGAACTACTTGTATGACTACCAGATGGCATTAATAATTTACTAGTCTTGGCATGTGTTTCGCAAAAACAAAGTTCGCCCTTGGTATACCTAGCTTTATTACCACACAGTTTGGTGAGCGGTAATACTTTTTGTTTGGCATTACCCTTTATTACAACATTCGAATTACACAACACTGTATTTTTATTGGCATTGGGCATTAAGTTAATCACATTCCAATCCTTAACCTCGATTTTTTCACCAGATATATCAAAATAACAATACGCCATATTTTTTATTCCTACGTCAAAACTAACTAATTTCATTTCCTATACACATACTATCAGAAGTATGTATATATAATTTTATACAAAATAGAAATAAAAATAGAATAATGTAGAATAACAAATGAACTGTGATGTATATGATTCAATTGTTAAAAATAAAATTCTTTTCTATATAAAAGTTCAGGAAAACATAGACAATATAATTACGAAATTGAAATTAGTAGATATAAATTTAACATTTATACCAACTTATGGGATAGACATAAAGCGCATAATTACATCAAATAATAAAGTTATATTTACAAACGACAATAAGGCAACGATAAATGAATTATGCGAAGGTAATAACATATACATTGTCATTGAAGTAATAGAAAATAAATTATATGATAAATTTATTGATTTTGACAACATTAAATTGGGAATAGATATTTCTTATTATGATGTCGAATTGGGTAAAAGGATAAATTTGTGTGTAGGTTCGTCTTTTACATCTGAAAATAATGAACGACTAGAGGCAATAATACATAGTATACAAGTAGGAAATCGCAAGAGAATTGAACCCAGTTCAAATGTAATCCTATTATCAGACGATTCATCAGATATGACGGACGATTCATCAGATATGGAATTATAATTACTTCATTAGATAGCGCATATTATGGTCTCGAATGATAGTTGCTTTACGTGTCATATACTTACGATAATCAGAATTCGTTTGTATAGATGAATTCAACAATAATTTATTATTATCTAAAGCTTCTGGTTGCCAAAATGCCGTTAACTCACAACCTTTATTATTTTTAATCGTCGGTACAATTGGTTCGTGAATTGGTTTTACTAATAAAGAAAAGAAACTATATGGTTTAATATTCGAATCGTATTTTGTGTAATTGGTGCTTTGTATATAGGACATTATATATATGATTAAGATTTAATTTACTATTATAATATCAATGATTTCGTTTTTAGTCATAGTATCGTTAATTGTGAGGTGTTTATCAGTTGCTATTTTTTTTAGTTGTGAGATTTTAAGTTTTTTTAATGCACTTTTACTAAAATTACTTCCATTCGCTTCCTCCGTTTCGGTATCATTTTCATCTAATACCTTATTAACACTGAATAATTCGTCAGTATTCAATTCCACCGGTTTTGTCTCATCTTCATCTAAAAATTCAGAAGCTACTAAATGTTCGTCGAATATAGGTGATAATTCTATAACTTGATTGCTTAATTCTACAACTCGTACACTATCATTGGGTATGGTTATCTTATTGAACGATTTATTGTTACCATCATCATTATCATCATTATCATCATTATCATCATTATCATCATTATCATCTTCATCATCATCTTCATCATCTTCATCATCTTCATCATCTTCATCATCATCATTATCATCATCTTCATCATCATCATTATCATCATCATGTTCATCTTCATCATCATCTTCGTCAGAACCATAATGATTGTCTGTCACGTTATTGTCAACGACATCGTCTAATATGTCATATGCGACTTGCTGAGCGCGTAGAGGCATAGTTTGTTCTACATAATTTGTTTGTTTAAATTCCAGTACTTCTTTTGCTAAATTTTGAACAATGTCGAACATTGTATCGCATTTTGTTTCCATGTTTTCCATCCGTTTTTTGAAATGATAGACCAATGTTATAATTAAAGCAAAAGTAATACCTAAACTTAAAATGAAAAACGTTTCTACAAATTTAAAAGATTGCATTTAACTATTTATATAATAAATTTAACCACTCCAAACGAAAAGGTTCTAATAAAAGTATATGATTATTATATAATAATGAACACAATCACAACTTTAACAGAAGATGAAGTGAATAATCCAGATATACCCCAATACAATAAACCAGATATACCATTACCCAGTTTTGAGTTTAAAAATATTATTATTATAATTTTAGTAGTATTACTTGCGTCATCTGTGATAGGTATAGATTTAATTCAATCTACACGCGGCGTGGTAGAATACATAGTAGACATGCTACGACCATTAATCGGTAGTTTTTTATCAGCTTTTGCTTATATAACAGGTGTAACATTGAACACAACAAGCGATGTGATAGGTGACACTGCCAAAACGGGAATAGATATAGCAGAAGATACACTCCAAAGTGTAGGTAATATACTGATAGACGCAAGTAAAAGAGAGATTTCAGATAAAATAGAAGTATCTAGTGGTGGTAAATCAGAAGACGAACCTGAACCTGATTCTAGTGAAACCAGTATACAAAATCCAATAACAGCGAAGAAAACAAATTGGTGTTTAATCGGAGACCATAATCAAAGACGGTCTTGTGCATCGATTAAAGACGCAGATAAGTGTATGTCTGGTGATATTTTTCCTACACATGAAAGTTGTATAAACCCAAATCTTATTACAAATGTATTACCAGACAAGCAACGTGTTACATTGGTAAATTAATACACATTTAGACCAATGTAAGCATATATAATATATAATTACGTAAATACTTCAAAATAAAATGTTTGATAATTATAATCATAGTTATCAAATGTATGCAATACGACAAAATTCTATTATGCTCAAATTAAATAATTGCCCATTCAAAAACCCCATCACTCGTGCAGTCATAAGTGATACTGGGTATAATGATGTAAAAAAACCGAATGAGGACGATGATTGGATATTATGCGAACCTAATAATAATATAATTCGTAAAAATACTATATATAAAAAAATAGATACAAATGAATCTATCATAAAATTAAACTTTACACCAATTGTACAAAATAGTTTATACAGAAAAATAAATAGGAATGAAACTAATATACAACACAACTACGAACCAATGAATGATAAAACAAATGCGCTTACTAGTCCGAATAAATGGTTTTGCCTTGTATACGAAAAATTTTTGAACATTATAGAGGAATTAGGTTTATTTGAAATATTCTACGTATTCAATAAAAAAAGACGACCTGGTATTTGTGCTTAGGTCTATGCTATACCCGTTATTGTAAAATCTGTATATGGGAGCGGTTGATAAGGGGTTCCACCTTTAACCAGTTGAACGGAATCTATATTCGTTTTGAACCCAATATTATTTGAAGTTAGGTTCATATAGACCGAGGATACATACGATTCGTCTATATAGTCGTTTGGGTCTTGTTTTTTAATATTAAATTTGAGTTGTATTTCATAATATGAAAGAGTTTCTATTCTTAGTTTTATTCTTAGTGGTAAATTACCCATATATTTAAGGGCGTTGAAATTACCAGAATTATCCAAAACATAATTCATGGAAATATCAAAGAAATTACTGATTACATTAGACGTAAAAATAACAT